GTGCTAAAGCACCTGCGGGTGTAAAGTACTCCATTAAAGTTACTGAATATTTTAAGGTTTTGCACGATACTGAATATGATGGTACTGGTGATTTCCAAAATACAGCTGTTGATTTAGAAATGTTAGAATCATACACAACAGGCGGTCAAGAAAGGGATAGAAGGTTTTACATATCAGTACAGTCAAATTCAAATTCAACAATTACACTACACGTTAATATATTTGATGGCAGTAACAATGCAAATGCAAAAATCGATTACACTTCTAGCACGTCTCTTAGGACTACCGCAAAAGACGAAATGCCTAAAATGAAGCTAATTGACTTTGTAACATCACTATTTAAGTTATTTAATCTTACAGCTTTTTTCGATGGCGAACAGATACAGGTATTACCTTTAGATGATTATTATGCAGGTTCAGACAACACCTATGACATAACAAAATATTTAGACAATGCTCAATCGGAAGTAAAAATAGCATATCCTTTTAAGGAAATATCATTTAAGTATCAAGGGTTAGATTCTTTCTTTAGTAAATTTCATAGTACATATTTTAACCAAGAGTGGGGTTCTGTATTGTATAGCAACAACGCAGACTTTACATCTGAAACATATGATATATCAGTACCATTTGAGCATCACAAGTTTGAAAGGTTTTTAGGCACAACAGCACAATGGGGTTGGTCGGCAGATGACAAACAAGAACCCTACTTAGGCAAACCCTTATTGTTTTATGCGCACAAAGTTACCGATGGAACACCAATACAGTTTTCTGAAACAGTAGGTGGCACAACACATCAAATAGACGATTATTACATACCTGCTAACAACGTTGATCCAACTAATAACGATTCACAAAGTTTACATTTTGGTGGACAGAAGAATGAGTATACAGGTGTATATTCAGAAAACTCTTTATTTTACACTTATTATAGAAATTACATTGAAGAGGTGTTTGATATATCTAGAAGGTTATTTTCTTTCAAGGCTTTTTTACCTGTGAGTATAATAAGTAACATAAAGTTGAATGACAAGGTTGTAATATTCGACAATGCTTACAAGATAAATAAACTAACCACTAATTTTGAAACAGGCATATCAGATTTAGAGTTAATAAACGTAACGCAAGACTTAGAATACGATCCTGCAGAAGTACAAGAAGAATTAATAGTACGAATAGATTCAGAACGTGTAACAGCGGATAACACGAATAAAACAGCAGATGCGTCAATAATAATATTTTAAGAGATGATAGAAAATATATTAGAATTATTAGATGTAATAAAGAAAAATAAGGTTAGTGGTCGTTATATTGATATAGCACTTGGTATTCATAAGTACCCACATACAGTGAAAGAGGGTGTTAAATTGTTACGCAGACAATTATGGAAAAAAGAGAAATAGAACTTGAGGTAAAAACAGGTAAGTCTGAAAAAGACCTTAAAGATGTTGTCAATCTACTTGGAACAATAGTAGATAAATTAGATGACACAGGTAAAGAGAGTAAGTCGTTAGAAGATGTAGGTAAAGGTGCGGCAAAAGGCACTAAGGGTTTGAAGGGTATGTTCAAGCAACTTACGTCTATAGGTACCCTGTTTAAAGCTTCAGGTGTTTTCTTTATTGCTTCAACGATTTTTAATGCACTTGCAGATGCTTTTAAGAACAATCAATCGTACCTAGACGGCTTTCAAATAGCAGGTACAATGGCAACGCAGGTTATTACTGATTTTACAAGCTTTGTGTTCAATAACTTTGGCAAAGTAGTAGATTTCTTTAAGAGTGTGTTTGAAGATCCCGAGCAATCTATAAAGGATTTAGGCGCGTCTATTAAACAAGGGTTTATTAATCGTTTTATAGAGGCAAAAGAAGTACTGGGGTTACTGTCGGACGCAGTAGTAAAATTCTTCTCGGGTGACTTTTCAGGTGCATTAGCCACACTAAAAGAAGCAGGTAAACAGTCTGTTGATGTATTGACAGGACAAGACGATTCGTTAAACAAGGTTAAAGAGACCATTAAAAATGTTGCATCAGCGGTAGTAGATTACACCACAAAGACGTATAAACAAGCTAAAGCGGTAGTAACATTAAACAAGGAAGCAAAAGAATCAGAAGCAATTAACCAAGGTCTTATTGAGCAGTACGATATACAGGCAGAACAACAGAGACAGATAAGAGACGATGAGCGTAATGGTATTGCTGCAAGGATTGAAGCCAATAATAAACTTAAGGGTATATTAGAGGAACAGTCACAGAAAATGACTGAAAATGCACAAAAGATACGAGACGCAGCAAAAGCACAATATGAATTAAGCAAACTTGATGAGGATAAAATAGCATACATACAAGCAGAAAATGAGTTAATGGCTATTAATGCACGTATAACGGGTATGATGGCTGAACAAAAGTCTAACGATTTATCACTTGACAAGGAACGTATCGAGATAGGTAATGAATTGGCTATGATCGGTGCAAACGAGTTCATTAGGCAACGTATGGAAAACGATGCTAAGTTAGAAGAACAGATACGTTTTATTAACCAAGAGGTTACCAATGAAGATGAACGTAATGCGTTAATAGCAAAAGCACGTCTAGAACACAAGATTGCTATGATTGATGTAGCAGAACAGGAAAGGCAAGAGATGATAGGTAAAGCACAAGAGTTTTTTGGTGGTTTACAGTCTGTTGCACAAGCGTTTGGTAAAGAGGGTAAGGCATTAGCAATAGCGGGTATAGTTACAGAACAAGTTAGTTCAATTAGTAAAATTATATCTAATACAGGAATAGCCAATGCGAAGGCATTAGCAGCATCACCTATTACAGGAGGTATGCCTTGGATTGGTATTAATAACGTTATGGCGGGAGTGTCAATAGCGGGAAGTGTGGCAGGAGCAGCAAAGGCAATATCCGATTTAAAGTCTAACAAAAAATCACCTGCAAGAGCAACGGCACCGTCTATGAGAGGGTCTGCACCTGCACAATCACAAGCACCTTCATTCAATGTGGTCGGTTCATCACCTGAAAATCAATTAGCACAAGCAATAGGACAAAGAGAATCACAACCCGTAAAGGCATTCGTTGTATCAAACGACATAACAAATGCACAAGCATTAGATAGAAACATAGTAGAATCAGCAAGTTTAGGATAATGAGAATAGTAGAACTAGTAATAGACGAAACAGACGAGTACAACGGTATAGAAGCCATTAGCATTGTAGAAAGCCCTGCAATCGAAGAGGATTTTGTAGCATTAAAATCGCAACAAGTGCAATTTGCAGAGGTTGATAAGGATAAAAAAATACTTATTGGGGCATTACTCACTCCTAACAAACCTATTTATAGACGTAACGGTGAAGATGAATATTACATTTACTTCTCACGTGATACTGTACGTAAGGCATCACAGTTATATCTTCAGAATAACAATCAACACAACAGTACATTAGAACACGAAGAGTCTATACAAGGATTGACCCTAGTAGAGTCTTGGATTGTAGAAGATAAAGAAAAGGATAAAAGCGTATTATACGATATGGACGTGCCATTAGGAACGTGGATGGGTACAGTTAAAGTAGAGAATGACGATATCTGGAATAATTATGTTAAAACAGGTAAGGTTAAAGGTTTTTCAATAGAGGGCTACTTTGCAGATAAAATGGAAACACCTAGCGATAGAGGTTTGTCAGAGGACTTGAGTAAAATAGAGGAATTAGAGGCAGAGTCTTTACTATCAACAATTAAAGGTATCATACGCAAGGATAAACGTTATAAGGACGGACAGCGTGTCGAAATGGAGTCGTTTAGTGATTACCCTGACTCTGTAAAAAATAACGCAAAGCGCGGTATGGAATTAAACGAGAAGGTAGGAAACAAGTGTGCTACACAAGTAGGTAAGGTACGTGCAGCCGATTTGGCAGCGGGTAGACCTGTGAGTATGGACACGATCAAAAGAATGTTTTCGTACTTATCACGTGCAGAGACTTATTACGATCAAGGAACGCCAGAGGATTGCGGTTATATATCATACCTATTATGGGGTGGTAAAACAGCCAAAGGTTGGGCAGAGAGCAAGATAAAAGCCTTTGAGGGTATTGCAGATGACGTTAAGTTAGAAGCACCTTGTTGGGATGGATACGAAATGGTAGGTTGGAAAATGAAGAACGGTAAAAAAGTACCTAATTGCGTACCTAAGAAATAATGAAAGACAGAAGAACACCCGTACCACATAACGGAAAACGTGCTTGTTTATGTAGAGATGGATCGTATAGTTCAAACTGTTGCGGTGGTGATTACTTTAATCAGGGGATAGGAAATATAACGTCTAATGCATCCTTACCGTCTAATGGTCAATATGGTTACAAAATGCAATTATGTGGGCATAGTAAAACCCATCATTTCTTTGGAGACGCAGAACTAACTGTAGGTAACATATATTACGTAGATTCTCAACACGATAATAAAGACGGTTGTTATGAGGCATTAAGCCGTGATGATCAAACAGCAGGACACGAGTGGGTGAAAGCATTTAGTTACGCTGATTGCAATGAGTGTGATGCAGATACATATAGAGATAGTTTTACTGATCCAATAACAGTAGTTCATTATGACGTTTCGAGTCCTGTTACTTCATTTCAATTACCATCAAATATAGTGTCTATACGTATTGATATTTTTACAACAGGTACAAATGGATATACTTTAAACACGTTAAGTAATTTTAGTGTGAGTGTAACAAGTGCCTCAACAGACGGATTAACACAAGCACAACTTGCACCCTTGCAGGTAAATGATACGGGTTCTACAATTACAGAGACATTAATTATTACATCGGTTAAAGATCCGTCAGTTACAAAAGAAATATCATTGTTACAGATTTCAAGTTAAATATGCAAAATTTTAATCATTAAACGTTAATACTGTAAGACTATTACAAAGATTTTATATGAAAGCAACAGAGATACTAGACAGCATTACAGATATGCTTAACTTATCTACAGAGGTAAAGTTAGAAGAGATGAAACTTGCTAATGGCACGTTACTTGAGTCAGAACATTTTAATCCAGATGAAGAAGTGTTTATTAAGACTGAAGATGAAAAAGTACCACTACCCGAAGGACTGTATGAACTAGAAGATGGCAGACAGTTAATAGTGGTAGATGAAGGAATTATTAATGAAATCAAATCAATACAAGAGGATATGTCAGAAAATTTAGAACAAGACCCACAAGAAGAAAAACAAGAAATGGGTTATGCTACAAAAGAAGAACTTAACGAGGTTAAGAGCGTTGTAGAAGAGATTAAGGCTATGATCGAAAAGATGGAAGAGCCTAAAGAAGAACCCGCTGAAGTTGAGGTGGAAGCCGAAGCAGTACAGCCAACAGAAGAACAAGAGTTAAAAGAAGAATTGTCTAAACCTGCTGCAGAGCCAATGAAGCACAGTCCAGAGGCTACAACAAAGCGTAAGCAAAACTTGTATGCACAAGGTAGAGCGGTTACTACTTTTGACAGAGTACTAAACAAAATTTCTAATATTAATAACTAAGAATAAAAATGGCAACTACAACATCAATTACTACTACTTACGCAGGAGAGTTTGCAGGTGAATATATTTCAGCGGCACTCTTGTCAGGTTCTACTATCGACAACGGTGGTATTACTGTAAAACCAAATGTAAAGTTTAAGGAAGTTATCAAAAAAGTGGACACTAACGCTATCGTTAAAGACGCTACTTGTGATTTCGATCCTACTTCTACAGTTACACTAACAGAGCGTGTATTACAACCAGAGTTTCAACAAGTAAACTTACAGTTATGTAAAAAAGACTTCCAATCAGATTGGGAAGCGTTACAAATGGGTGTATCAGCATTCCAAAGTTTACCTCCTAAATTTAGCGATTTCTTAATTTCTCACGTTGCTGCAAAAGTAGCACAAAAAACAGAGCAGTCTATTTGGGCAGGAGATACTTCTAACAACGGAGAGTTCAATGGTCTTTCTACTATTGTATCAACAGACGCAGATTTACCAAGTGGACAAGAGGTTGCAGGAACTACTGTTACAGCCGCTAACGTAATTACTGAATTAGGAAGCATTGTAGATGCTATTCCATCAACATTATACGGAAGTGAAGACTTAAATATTTATGTATCACAAAACATCGCTCGTGCATATGTACGTGCATTAGGTGGATTTGGTGCCGCAGGATTAGGTGCTGCAGGTACAAACGATATGGGTACTCAATGGTGGAATAACGGATCATTATCTTTTGATGGTGTTAAATTATTTGTAGCTAACGGTCTTGGAGACAATAAAGCTGTAGCCGCAGAGAAATCTAACCTATATTTTGGTACAGGATTATTAGCAGATCACAACGAAGTAAAAGTTATAGATATGGCTGATATTGATGGTTCACAGAATGTACGTGTAGTAATGAGATTTACTGCAGGTGTACAGTACGGTATTGTAGATGACATCGTAACATACGGTATCACAAACTCTGCAAACTAAGAAAGTAAATAAATAACCTAAGAGGGTGGGTGAGCCAATGAGCCTACTCACCCTTTTTTAATACTAAAACATATGGCTTGTGATTTAACATTAGGGCGCAAAGTACCTTGTAAAGACGTAGTAGGTGGCATTAAAGCTGTTTACTTTGTTAATTACGGTGCTTCAGCGACATACGATTCAACAGATACAGACGTAATAGACGATTTAGGTTCTATTACAGCTTTTAAGTACGAAGTGAAAGGCAATAGTTCATTTGAACAGGCAATCACTTCTTCTCGAGAAAATGGAACTACATTCTTTGACCAAACATTAAACCTCACACTTACAAAGCTAAGTAAAGAGGACAACAAAGAAATTAAGTTGCTTTCTTACGGGAGACCACACGTTGTAGTACACGACTATAACGGTAATGCATTTTTAATGGGTACTGAACACGGTTGCGAAGTGACAGGTGGCACGATTGTGACTGGTGCAGCAATGGGTGATCTTAGCGGATATACATTGACACTAAATGCACAGGAGCAAGTTCCTGCTAACTTCTTAGAAGGAGCAACGGAAGCAGATCCTTTTGCAGGTTTAACAACTACACCAACAGTTACATCAGGTACAAATTCATAATCATTGTGGGTTTTGTAGAGAGGGGGGCATATTGTCCCTCTTTTTTTGTGCTTATTAAAAAAACTTGTTAAATATTTTGTATAACTAATATATTCTTTTATATTTGTATATAATTTAAAACACACAGTTATGACAGAGCAGTATTTTCACATCAAGACAAATGGTGATTTCACGTCAGGAGAATTTGACGGGTTAGAGCCGAAACAAGAAGCCGTAGGTGGATTGATCGAACGAGTATGGTTATCAGACGACAGGTTTATGTGGGCAAACGAAGAGGGTTTGTTACAGAAATTACCGATCAATGAGATAGCGTCAAGAATGGCAGGGTTTCCAGTTGTAGGAGATGTATTATTGATTGATGACAAAGACAAAGTTTCAATGACAGATTTAATTAGCAAATCAGAATTGATTCGAATGAGACAACAATCGTAGCCGACAAAGTTACAGTGTGACACTATCGGTTATAGGGGGGTGGCAAAAGCCACCTCTCTTTTTACAAAAATATTTACTTTATGCGTTATATTTGTATGAAACTACTTACTACAAGTACAGACGCGCAAACTATAAAAGTGATACCAAGAGAATACGTTACATCAGCAACGTTTAAATTAACAGACGATACCACTAATACAACATCGTCTTATAGTGTATCACCAACAACGGATCGTAATTACTTGTCTTTCTCACAAGCGTTGAGTTTAAAGGAGGGTAGGTATTATGATATGTTAATCACAAAAACAGACGGTACAGTAATTTACAAAGACAAGGTTTTTTGCACAGCACAAACTGTTGATCAAACGACAAATGATTACTACACTATAAACAAAGACGTGTACACAAGTGATGCGTCATACGACAATGACTTTATTGTATTATGAGAGACGTAAGAATAGTTAATTTAGCGACATATAGCACCCCGAAAATTACTGAACGTAAGAACAAGGATTGGGTTGAGTATGGTGATGACAATAATTATTATCAATACCTAATAGACCGATTTAACGGTAGTGCTACAAACAACGCTATTGTGAATGGAATATCAGAAATGATATACGGTAAAGGTCTTGCAGCAACAGATGCTAGTAGAAGACCTGATGAGTATGCACAAATGGTATCGTTGTTCACGAAAAACTGTATGCGTAAAGTTGTGTTTGATCTTAAGTTAATGGGACAAGCAACTGTTCAGATCATATACTCAAAAGACAGAAAAAAGATTGCACAAGTAGAACACTTTCCTGTTGAGACGTTAAGGCTCGAAAAGTGTAATGAAGATGGAGACATCGAAGGATATTACTATCACAAGGACTGGTCAAAGATTAAACCACACGAACAGCCTAAGCGCATACCTGCATTTGGTACAAGTAATGAGTCCATCGAAATTATGTGTATTAAGCCTTACAAAACAGGATACTATTACTACTCACCTGTAGATTACCAAGGTGGTTTGCAATATGCTGAATTAGAAGAAGAGGTTGCTAATTATCACCTTAACAACATTAAGAACGGGTTAGCACCTAGTATGTTGATCAACTTTAATAACGGAATACCTAACGAAGAGGAACGTTCATTAATTGAACGAAGAATACAAGAAAAATTTAGTGGCACAAGTAACGCAGGTAAATTTATATTAGCATTCAATGACAGCGTTGATGCACAAGCAAACATAGAACCAGTACAATTATCAGATGCACATAACCAATACGAATTCTTATCTACAGAATCATCGAAAAAGATTCTCGTATCACACAGGATTGTCAGTCCGATGTTATTTGGGATTAAAGACCAAACGGGTCTTGGTAACAATGCGGATGAAATTAAGACAGCGTCTATACTAACAGACAATGTTGTAGTAAAACCGTTTCAAAACCTAATTATTGACGCGTTAGATCAAATATTAGCATACAACGGTATATCACTAAATCTTTATTTTAAGACGTTACAGCCGTTAGAGTTTATTGATCACGATAATGTAGATATTGACGATGAAACGAAAGAAGAAGAGACAGGAGTTGAGCGTAAACGATTCAATGCGGATACACAGAGCGCACCTAACATCGAAAGTATTGCAGAAGATCTAATTACACTTGGCGAAAAAGAAGAGTCGTTAGAGGGGTGGGAATTGGTCGATGAAATGGATGTTGATTATGATATGGAAGATAAATTAGACAAGATGATTGGTCTTGCTAGTACAGGTAGTGCTAATCCAAATTCAAAGTCAGAACAAGATCAATACATTGATGGCGTACAATTTAAAGTAAGATACCAATATGGTCCAGAGAGCGTGAGTTCTAATAGCCGTGAGTTTTGTAAGAAAATGGTATCAGCAAATAAACTATATCGTAAAGAAGATATAATACGTATGGACAATCAATCTGTAAATGCAGGATGGGGTAAAGGTGGAGCTGACACGTACTCAATATGGAAGTTTAAAGGCGGTGGTGGATGTCATCATAAATGGGTTCGTAAGACGTTTCGTTTTACAGATTTACCAAAAGGTCAAGGAGATACTAAAAGTCCAAATGCGCCCACAATTAGCACAAATAAAGCAGAAAGAGAAGGTGCAAGAGTACGCAACCCAAAAGAGGTATCGATGAAACCAAAAGATATGCCCAATAAAGGGTTCATTAAACCACGCAAGAAGTAATGGCAACAGCACTATTTATATCACGAAAGGACTTAGTAAAGAACACTATACTCGATGGTAACGTTGACACAGATAAGTTCATACAGTTTATTAAGATCGCACAAGAGATACATATACAGAATTACTTAGGTACAAAGTTATATGATAAAATAAGCGCAGACATTATAGCAGACACTCTAACGGGTGATTATCTTACATTAGTGAATAAGTACGTACAACCTATGCTAATTCATTTTGCTATGTCAGATTACTTGCCTTTTGCAGCGTATCAGATAAAAAATGGTGGTGTTTACAAGCATCAAAGCGAGAATGCAGAGAGTATTGAGAAGAATGAGATAGACTATTTAGTTAATAAAGAACGAGATTTTGCAGAATATTATACAAGAAGGATGATTGATTACGTTACATTTAATGTAGGGAAGTTTCCAGAGTATAATACGAATAATAATGAGGATGTTTATCCTGACAAAGACGCAACATATCAAGGGTGGGTACTGTAAAAACATATAAACCGAAAGTAGTCAACGTTGAGAAACTTAAGACATACTTAAAAAAAGTAAAAAATGGCAAATAGTATTAACTGGGGATTAATATATTGTTACACAGAATTTGGTGATGAGGATAATACTATTGCAGAGTCAATACCCGCAGTAAGTTCGCCTGATTGTTTTTTAAGTAGCTTAATAGCAGGACAAATAGAAACGTTAGCGATAACGTCAGACGATATAAGATATAAAGCAGATAGTGCAATTTTAACAGCAGATAAATCATTAGTATAAAATGGCTAAACAAACAGTAAATTTAGGAACTACAGCAAATGACGGGACAGGAGATCCATTAAGAAGTGCATTTGACAAATTAAACGACAACTTTGATGAGGTGTATGGTAATAGCTTTGTTGATACAGCAAATATTGCTGACGATGCAGTAACAGCAGATAAGTTAGCTAATTCGATCAACACAGAAATTACAGCAAACACAGCTAAAGTAACAAACGCTACACATACAGGCGATGTAACAGGTTCAACAGCATTAACCATTTCTAATGACGTTGTAGATCAAGATCAATTAGCGAATAGATACAAAGGTATAGCATCTAGCTCTACGACAACAAGTCAAAATTTAGATTGTTCTAGTGCTAGTACTTTTCAACTTACAGGTGCTATGGGTACAGCTACTCTAACTATAAGTGGCATTAAAAAAGGACAGTCAATAGATATTTTATTTTTTGCAATTTCAGGAAGTGCGTCTTTAACCTTAAGTTCAGGTTTTACTACTGATACATTCTACAGAGTAGGTTCGGGTGAATTTGATACAACTGCATATAACATTATTCAAGTAACTTGTTTAGACGATGACGACAGTAATGCAAAATTAGCGTATTCTGTTGCTCAATTAGTAGTAGATTTCACACCATAAAGTACAAACTTAAAGCATAAATTATGGGTTTTAGAAAAAGATTTTTTCCATTAGGCGGCATTTCAGGGTACGATATAGAGTATTGGGTTATCGCAGGCGGCGGTGGTGCTGGTCGTGATGATAGTTTTGGTACTAGATTTGGTGGCGGAGGTGGTGGCGGTATTATAACTAATACAGCTATTATACCTGCAGGAGAAACACTAACAGCATCTGCTATTGGAGCAGGAGGCGCTTATCAATCCTCATCAAATGGACGAGGTAATAATGGAAGCAATACCGTTTTTTCATCAACAACGCTAGGAACTCTAACCGCTGTCGGTGGAGGGGGTGGCGGTAGCGCAAGCAGTAATAATGGTAAAAGCGGTGGATCAGGTGGTGGTGGCGCAGGTTCAGGTACAGGTGGTACAGCAACAGCAGGACAAGGTAATAATGGTGGTAACAGTCAAGGAGGCTTTTGGTCTGCAGGAGGTGGTGGCTACTCTGCCGCAGGTAGTGGTATAAATGGTGGAGCAGGAATAAACCTTTTAACATCGTCTACAATGATGTACTCCTTTGGTGGAGGCTCTAGAGCTGGAGGCGGTGGATATCCCGCAGGATTAAACGGTGACGGAACTTCAGCTAGCACAGGAAGAAATACGGCAGGACAAAACCAAGAAGCAACAAGAGGAACAGGAGGTCGTTGGCAAGGCGGTGGAGGAAACTCTGGAAGTATAATAGTAAAAGTAGATAGCTCTATTTCTGTATCTTATTCAGGTACAAGCGCATACTCTCAAGGAAGTTTTAAATATTATCTATTGCACTCAACAGGCGGCTTCATAAGACTTAATTAATATGGCACATTTTGCAGAAATAAATTCAGATAATATAGTTATACGAGTACTAGTTGTAGATAATTCTATTTTGTTAAAAGCAGACGGTACAGAAAGTGAGCTAAAGGGTAAAAAATTTCTTAATTCTACATTAGGCACGTCAACTTGGAAGCAAACTTCATACAACGCTAATTTTAGAAAAAACTTTGCAGGTATTGGGTACGAGTATAGAGAAGATCTAGACGCTTTTATACCTTTTAAGCCTTATGATAGTTGGGTACTTAATGAAACTACTTGTCAATGGGAGTCTCCAGTAGAACACCCAGACGATGGGAATGTTTGCGAATGGGATGAAGAAAATCAACAATGGATAAACTGTGTGACGCCACCACCAACTGAATAATGCAAGACTTGAAGATATACGGACTTAACTTAGGTGCAATAGTTTTTAGTACTATGCCAAACATAAATACGCAATTACAGACAGTAGTACTTATACTGACTATAATATACACGTTAACTAAAATCTACAAACAGATAAAATGAAAATGCCTAGAAATGGAGTAGCGAAAGAGATAAGACACTACGCAGGTAGCTTGTTTATATTTTTGTTTGTTGTAGGCATTATTGTTACTTTGTTACAGTTTCCTGTATTAGATTCTAATAAAGAGGTTGTAATGATGTTGATCGGTACTATTGCAGCAAGTATTCCTATTATAATATCTAGTATTACAGGCACAAAGCCCGATGACGTTACAGCACTTAAATCAGCACTAGACAAAAAAGAACATCAAATAGAACTTTTAGTACAAGCTAAAGATAATTTAGAAGGTATGGTGATTGAGTTACAAAGACAAATGCTCGAAAACCAAGAAAACGTTATGGACAAAATTATACTAAAGGCAGCTATGGATTTTGATGATAAACGAAACCCACCTAAATAATGGAACTAAAACATTTTAGACTAAGTGAATTTGATTCCCCTGATCTTGAAGGTAGCGGTGTTAATATGCAACCGAGAACTTTACAGATGCTCGACAACGCAAGAACTATTGCAGGAATACCCTTTAAAATCAACAGCGCGTATCGTACGAAAGAAAGAAATCAGCACATTGGAGGTAGTAAAAATTCATCACATTGTTACGGATATGCAGCAGACCTGCATTGTACCGATTCAAGAAGCAGATGGATTATTATTGACAGCTTGCAAAAAGCAGGATTCAATCGTTTCGGTATTGCAGACACATTCATACACGTGGACAACGATCCTGAAAAACACGCAGACGTTATATGGACTTACTAATACAGTAGGAAATACGTTAAATGAGTAATAAGAAAAAATTTAAAGACACAAAAGTTGGTCAGTTTCTACTTAATAAGATTCCTGCAGTCGTTGGCAGCCTTGCTAATGACACCCCTATTGGTAATGTCGTTCGTACCCTTATTGGTGGTAGTGAAATGTCAGAAGCTGATAAACAAATTGCCTTACGCAAACTAGATCAAGAAATACACGAGTTTGACGGTATTACTAAAAGATGGGTTGCAGACTCTAAATCACAATCTTGGTTAGCACAAAACGTGCGTCCTTTAACCTTAGCGTTTCTAACGGTGGCTTTTGTTTTTGGGTGGGCTTATGGTCTAAAAGAGTTAGAAGTCGTAAAAGAGCTACTCCAAATCGTTTTTATCGGTTACTTTGGCAGTAGAGGCACGGAAAAGATTTTCGGTAACAAGCATCATAAATAGTCTACACTAAAAGACTATTGTACAATAAATGTACTATATTGTATATTATTACTATACTATTAATGTATATGTACTATTAATGTACATATGTACAATATATCAGATTTATTGAAACAACCAAGAAAGACAATGCCGAAAACAGCAAAAAAACCTACACGATCTAAACTTGTAAAGAAGTTAGATGTAGTCTTTAGTCAGTATATTAGGTTATCTAATGCAGATAAAAGAGGTGTTTGTACCTGTGTAACGTGCGGTAAGCAAGGACATTGGAAAAACGATGGTATACAAGCAGGACACTTTATGAGCAGAAAACATTATAGCACAAGGTGGGATGAAGATAACGTGAAGCCACAATGCGTTAAATGCAATATGTATAACCAAGGTGAACAATACCGTTACTCTTTATATTTAGGTAAAGCTACAAGTGACTTATTACACAAAAAGTCGCAAGAAATTGTTAAGTTTGCTACATACGAACTACAAGAAATGATTGATCATTATACAGAAAAAATAAAAATGCATAGTTATAAATGACGTTGTTTGTATTTATTTGCATATATTAGCCTTACAATTACTATAATTGTGTGTTATTTCTTCCAAATTAAAACGGGTTGCGGGTTCTTATCTGCTTCCCGTTTTTTTTATTCAATATTTTTTATTATATTTGAAATAAGTATAATTTAAAACACACAAATTATGAATTTATGGACAAGTAAACACGATCGGTTTTGGAATACCGATTATGAAGAATGGTATTGGTCAAATAGATCAGATGCCGAATTAAGACGTACAATGTACGATACAGAGTTATTAGACGCAGAACGTGCGGATGCTCGAAGAGAGTTAATGAGAAGAACACACAATCAAAAGATCGATGACACACTCTGCAGACGTATTGAGATTGCGTAACCAAGAAATTGAAGCGTTACGTAGTAAAGTGCAAGAATTAGAAGCACGGGTAGAAGTTTATGAATCACAATTAGAATTATTTAGAAATGAAGACAAGTAGAGTAACAGAAGTTTTTGCAGCAAGCCCTCCAACGTGGGCAAACCCAAAAGACGGGGGTGTATTTAACAGATGGGAAGCAAGATTTGCCAACGGTGAACAATACACGTTTTTAGCGCGTGGTGAGTTTAAGAAACAGGTAGGTGAGGATGCAACGTATGAGGTTAAGAATGAACAGATGAAAACAGCGAAATTGATACAAGAAATGAAAACACAATTTAAGCCACAGGTTTTCGGAAAAAGCAATACACGTGATGATAAGACACAACAGTATATCATTAGACAAAGTAGTGCAGCAACGGCATCACAGTTTTTTCAACAGCGTACAGCAGACACGCAAGAAGTTTTAGAGTTTGCAAGACAAATAGAACAATATGTTAACAATGGATAAAGTATATACAGATGGTTTTTTCGGTAAACAAGCAGAAACCGATAGACAAAGAGAGTTTATAGTCTCAAGATGCTCAATACACGTAGAGGATTTTAAAAGTTTTTTAGACAAAAGTAAACAGTACGTGAATGACAAAGGTTATATACAGTTTGATTTAAAAAAATCGATGAAAGACCCAAGTCGTTTTTATGGAGAAGTAAACACGTACAAGCCGAAAAATGGTGATAAAGTTACGGCAAAGGATCACAGTCCAGACCGTGATAGTAATGCAGATTTACCATTTTAGATTAACATTTGTAAGAGGGGGGTTTTTACCCCCTTTTTTTATTGAATAAACACACGATGATAGTAGAATTTAAAGACCAATTAAAGAAGATTAATGACGTACGTTCAGGTAAGTTAAAAGAAGGATTAAGATTAGGAATACCAGAGATAGATGAACATTATAGATTTAAGTTTACAAATTTTAATGTTATATTAGGACACGCCAACGTAGGTAAGACAACAGTAATTTTGTATATGATGTTATTATACAGCTTAAAGCACAATGTTAAATGGTTAGTGTTTTCGTCAGAAAATGAACCGTACACCATTATACGTAAGTTATTGGAGTTTATGACGATTAAGCCGCTCAATAGAATACCACAGCAAGAGTTAGACGAAAAATCCGATTGGATATATAAACATTTTAAGTTTGTGGATACAGAGCGTTTATATTCGTACAGAGAATTATTGTCATTAGCAAAAACAGTAAAGAAGCAATGGAATTTTCAAGGGTTTTTGATTGATCCGTACAACAGTCTTATAAAAGATAAAGATCACCCAAATAG